TGACCCGCGTGTCCGAAGCAGAAGCTCAAGAACAACTCCCCGACTGGACCGTTGTGTAGTTGGAGAATTTCTAAATAAAATAACAAGAGATAATTTAAACTACCCCTTGTTATTATTGAAAACAGTATAACAAAAGCTTATAGATGCGCCAATAGCTGATAATGCACTGAAAACAATCGTGTTATTTGAGGGGTTTGTAGAAGCTAATATAAATACAAAAATGAATGTTATCAAGAATACACCTAACGAGCATAGTAAACTAATTTTTAAAATTTTTATGGTGTGATTGAAATTAAGAATTAAGATGAATAACATCCAGAAAATAAAAATTAAATATGTAACTAGAAATGATAGTAAAAATGATAAAAACCAATTTTCTTGAAGTGATTTTAAAAGTAAACCTAAATTACTACCTTCAGTTTTCATGAGTATCTGTGGAAACTTGGTATAGGTAGAAACGCATACGTATAAAAAGCAAACTACGATAGTAATAACTAGAAATGATTTTGTGATTTTTTCGATTTTATTACCTAAATCAGTTAGAAATAAATCTTTTAAGTTTTTTTTCATTTTTATCTCCTAAAAAATTAATTTACAAAATAATATTCTACATGAATTTAGGAGTGATAACAATGCAATGTCTAATACACATATTTATTTTATAGGGTTTTATACTAATATTAAAGGAGAAGACAACTATGAAAAAACTATTATTAATTCCATTATTAGCATTAACTTTTTCATTAGGCGGGTGTACTTGGTTTGATGATGTTAAGAAAGACCATGAGAGTGACACTAAAGGATTGAAAAGAACTGTCACAGTATATAGTAAAACGGGTGAAGTAATAAAACAGTACAAAGGTGAAAATGTTAGAACTAAATATAATGATGGTGGAGCCCTAGTAATTAATATTGATGGTAAACGTGTTCAAGTTATGAATAGTGATGTTGTTATTGAAGAAAAGGGCGCAGAAAATTTTGAGGTGAAACGATAATGTGGCTAGTTCTAATTATTATATTTTTAGTACTATTAATCATAGGCTTTATATCAGAAAATAGTAAATTGAAGGGACAACTAGAGTCGAGAGAATATGAAAGGAAAGTACTTGAGAATAGATTGAAACAATTTGAGAAATAAGGGAGGAGGGGATAATGAGCAAAAAGAAATACGGTTTAAAATTATCAACGGTTAGAAAACTAGAAGATGAGCTTGTTGATTATCCAAATTACCATAAGCAGTTGAAAGATCTAAAAGAAGAAGTTATGAATCCATGGATAAGAACGGATACTAACATTGGTGGGGAGTTCATACCTTCTAATCAGTCTAAAACAGAAATGGTCGTAACTAATTATTTATGCGATATTAGAAGAAATAAAATATTAGAATTCAAAAGAGCTATTGAACGTGTAATTAATACATCAAGTCGAAAAGAGCGTGAATTCATCCAGGAGTATTATTTCAATCAAAAACTGATTGTTAATGTATGTAGTGATATACACATATCTGAAAGTACAGGGCATAGAATAAAGAAGAAAATTGTATTGAAACTGGCAGAAGAATTAGGGGAATTATAGAATGACAGTAAAATGACAGTTTTCGATACCTAAAATGTATTAATATGATATATGTAAACAGCTATAGTTTACGATACATGTAAAACATTGCATTTGTTTTCCTTCAAAACTAATGCATATGAATTTTCTTCTTTGACCTATCCAGCTACGACCTGGGTAGGTTTTTTATGCTAAAATTAAAGTATAAAACTAAAAGTATAAAACTAAAAGGAGGGTATAATAAATGGCAGATGTCAGATTAGAAATAAAAGACATTACAGGAGAGGTGTATACTAAAGACTTTGACAGCAAAGAACGAGAAGTATATGAAATACGTAATAAGTATGAAAGTGACATAAAAAACAAAGAATTTATACCTGTAAATGGGATAAGAATAAGAACTAAATATATAGTGTGTTTCAATGTTGTGAATATACGAAACGTTGAGTAGTATTTTCCCAGCACCTCAGTTGGATATTTCAACGTTATAATATTTACAAAATATATTTATTGGATATAAAGCAAATATCAACAAAAAAGGAGAAAACAAACATGTCACAAGAATTATTCCTTTCAAACATTTCATACTTAGTAGATAAGAAAGTAAAGGTCAAGAAAACAGATGAAGATAACGCAGTAATAAGACAGGTTGTCGCTAACGCTTTAGCTGAATTAAATTACAGGTTAAGCGATGACGACATAATTTTCACTTATGCTACAGATATAGACAGAACAAAGTTAGACCCTGAGGACAAATTCACAGTATTAGCCAATGAACGTGTAGCAGTATTCACGAAAAATGGTCTTTTTATTGAGGCTGTGTATAAGTTCGATACAGATTCGGCATTTATTTCACAGATAAGAAAAAGAACAATTGAAGTAGTAAAACCGATATATCAGTATGTAGGAGACCCAGGCAAGATTGTTAAAGAATTTGAGGAAATAGACCATTTAGCATTTAGGTTTAGTGACAACCATGAGTATATAACTCTTCACAGTCATGAACATTCAGGGAATAAGACTATAAAAGAAATTTACCTAGCATTTATTGAACAATTAAATTAAACAGATTTCCCCAGCACCCGTTGAGGTGCTTTTTTTATACACAAATTTAACTTAGCATTTAGCATAAGAAGGTGATTCAATGACATGAAATTAACAGTAAAACAACAGAAGTTTGCTGATGAATATATTATTACTGGCAATGCCTCAGAAGCGGCAACAAAAGCTGGTTATAGTAAGAAAACTGCTAGATCAGTTGGAGCTGAAAACTTAACAAAACCATACATTAAGGAATATATAAATAAGCGACTTAGCGAACTAAAAGAAGAGCGTTTAATGAGTGTGGAAGAAGCATTAATGATTTCTGCATCAATAGCTCGAGGTGAACATCAACAGTCTTATACAAAGATATATAACAATTTAAAAGATGAAGTTGATAAAGAAGTTACGTACACCATTACACCAAGAATCGAAGAACGTCAAAGGTCTATTGAACATATATTGAAAGTTCATGGTATTTTAAACGGTCGTTTAGCTAATGAAAAGCTTGAAAAAGAAATTGAAGTGCTTCAGAAGAAAATTGAAAAAATGGGTAGTGCGGAAGGAAATAATCAAGAATCACAGATTGCTAAAGCACTTATTAAATTAGCTGGTGGTTCTGATGATTGAGGAAGTATTAAATCCAAAGCAGCAAGAAGTATGGAAGTGTTTTATAAATGAAAGACCTAAAATATTAATAGCAAGTGGAGCTAAGCGAGCAGGTAAAACGTATGTGTTTATACTGCTTTTTTTAATGCACATAGCTAGTTATGAGAATAAAGGACTAAACTTCATAATTGGCGGTGCTACTCAAGCATCTATTCGCCGTAATGTGCTAGATGATATGGAATTAATACTTGGAAAAGAGCTTAAATTAGATAAATCAAATGCAGTTAAAATATTTGGAAATAAAGTTTATATATTCGACGGTCAAAATGCTGATTCGTGGAAAAAAGCACGTGGTTTTACATCAGCTGGAGCATTTCTTAATGAAGGCACAGCATTACATGACACTTTTATAAAAGAAGTATTTTCTCGTTGTAGTTACAAAGGCGCAAGAATATTAGTTGATACAAACCCCGAAAACCCAATGCATCCTGTTAAAAAAGATTATATTGATAACTCTGGACAAAAACTATCCAATGGCAGACTTAATATAAAAGCATTTCAATTTACTTTATTTGATAATACTTTTTTAGATAGTGAATATGTTGAATCAATTATTGCTAGTACGCCAACAGGCATGTTTACCGATAGAGATATATACGGTAAATGGGTAGCAGCTGAAGGTGTAGTATATAAGGATTTCAACGAAGAAATACACTACATCACAGAAGAAGAATATAATCAAAAACAAATCAAAAAGAAATATGCTGGTGTGGACTGGGGCTATGAACATCACGGTTCTATTATTGTAATTGCAGAAGATATGGAAGGCAAAAGATACTTAATTGAAGAACATGCTTATCAACATAAAGAAATTGATGATTGGGTAGAAATTGCAAAAGGTGTCATAGAACGACATGGTGATATCTTATTTTATTGTGATATAGCTCGAACTGAACACATAAGCAGATTTGGTAAAGAAGGAATAAAGGCTAGGTATGCGGATAAATCAGTTTTATCTGGCATAGAAGTAGTTGCTAGAGGATTCAAGCTTAATGAGTTATTTATTATTGAGAATAAAGTTAAGTTGTTCAAAGATGAAATTTATAACTATGTTTGGGACGAGAAAAAAGATGAACCAGTAAAATCTAATGATGATTGTTTAGATGCTTTGAGATATGCAATTTATACATCTAACAAAGGTTCGGGAACTGGTTTTAAGTAAGGAGGAGATATTTTGTATCCAAGTGAACCAACACAGACAGAAATATTTAATGACATAATTAAAAATAATAATAAACCTGAAACATTAGAAGAAATGATTATAAGATACATTAAAGCTCATCAGAAAAAAATACCAAACTTTGAAATTGGCCAAAAATATTATGATCAAGAGCCAGATATTATAAGAGACCCGCCTTCAAGGGATGCAACAGGTAAAGTTGACCCGTTAAAACCAGACGATAGATTAGTTACTAATTTTCATGCAAATTTGGTTGATCAAAAAGTATCTTATTTAGTTGGAAAACCTATCGAATTCAAATACACAGATAACAATGTAATAGAGCAAATCAATCTAGCTTTAGGTAGTAGATTTGATGACAAGTTACATAGTGTATTAACTGGTGCAAGTAATAAAGGTATTGAGTGGATTCATCCATATATTGATGAGGAGGGAGAACTCAAGTTTTTTAGAGTGCCAGCTGAGCAAGCAGTACCGATATGGAAAGATAGAGAGCATGAAAAACTCGAAGCATTTATACGTTTTTATAAAATTGAAGACGAAATGAAAGTAGAATACTGGGACGAAACATTCATTAATTATTATATATATGATAATGGAAGTTTAATAAGAGATTACTCACGTAATTTAAGCAGTCAAGAAACTCATTTTAGTACTGGTTCATGGGGGCGTATTCCTTTTATACCATTTAAAAATAACGATGCCGAAAGCTCAGATTTGTTTATGTATAAAACTCAAATAGATGCATATAATAGGCGTTTATCTGATACAGCAAACATGTTTAAAGAATCGAATGAATTAATATATGTACTAACTAATTATGATGATACCGATTTATCAGAGTTTAAAAGAAACATGCGTCACTATGGTGCTATTAAAGTTAGTAACGTTGATGGGGGTGTAGATACAATTGAAATTAAAGTACCTGTAGAGAATACAGAAAAGTATTTAAAGATGTTATATGAAAATATAATGTTATTTGGCCAAGCAGTAGATTTTAGTTCTGATAAATTCGGTTCTGCGCCAAGTGGTGTTGCGTTAGAGTTTTTATATACTAATTTAAATTTAAAAGCCGATAAATTAGCTCGTAAAACAAAAGTAGCTATCCAAGAATTACTTTGGTACGTAATAGAACATCATAATTTAAAAGTTAATCATAAGGAGATTGATATAAGTTTTAATTATAACAAAGTTGCAAACACAGAATTACAAGTACAAATGGCGCAATCTTCAATGGGCGTGGTGAGTCATGAAACTGTTATTGAAAACCATCCTTTCGTTGAAGATTTAGAAGCTGAATTAGAAAGAATTCAAAATGAAAGATATGAACTAAATAAACGATTACCTTCTATAGAGGGGGAAAGTGATGAACAACAAGAACAACATAGAGATAACAACACAGAATGATATAGATAAGTATATAGAATTGTTAATACAAAAAGCTGAAAAAGAAATTGAATTGCTTTTTGCTCGAAGATTAAAGATAATAAAACAAGAAATCAATGACATGTTTGAAAAATATCAAGCTGATAGTCCACATGTCACTTGGACTGAATTTAATAAATACAATAGGCTCAATAAGGAATTAACTCGTATAGGTACGATGCTTACAAATGATTATAGAGAAGTAGCTAAGGCTATTCAAAAATCACAAGAAGATGCTTATATAGAAAAATTCCTTATGAGCCTTTATTTATATGAAATGGCAAGTCAAATACCCATGCAATTTGATGTGCCTAGTCCTGAAGTGATTTTAAGCGCAATTGAACAACCTATAGAATTTATTAAATTAATTCCCACCTTAGAAAAACATCGTGAAAATGTTCTAAGAAAAATCAGAATGAATATTACGCAAGGTATTATGAGTGGTGAAGGATATTCTAAAATAGCTAAATCATTACGTGATGATATTGGTATGACAAAGGCACAATCTATGCGAGTCGCACGTACTGAAGCGGGTAGAGCAATGTCACAAGCTGGATTAGATAGCGCTAAAGTAGCACAGAAAAATGGTCTAGATATGAAAAAACGATGGTTTGCGACTAAAGACACACGTACTAGAGTTACGCATAGAGATTTAGATGGTGTTAGCTTACTTCTAGATGAACAATTTCATTCTAGTGGATGTGTTGGATCAGCACCTAAACTATTTGTAGGAATCAAAAGTGCAAGTGAGAACATTGCCTGTCGATGTAAGTTATTTTATTATATAGATGAAGATGAATTGCCAACAACAATGAGAGTAAGAAATGATGATGGCAGTACTTCTATTGAACCACTTCAAACTTATAATGAGTGGAAACAATCTAAAATAAAAAAGGCACAAAATGAGAAACCTAAGCAGTATGTTAAAAAGAATATTGACTATACTCAAATAAAAGAACCAGATAAAGAGAAAAGTGGAAAGGTGGTTAACCACGGAACAAACTATATAGATCAATTACCAAAAAATATACAAAAATCTATTTCTGATTATACGACACCTAAAGCAGAATTCATTAATGGTTTCTTAAAAGGTGAATTTAATGGACAATCTACACCTGTACATCAAAATCCAAGTGCATATAGTTCAGTATTTGAAGATATAAGAAACCTAAACTCAGCAATTAGTAATTATAAAATACCTGAAGACTTCATTACATATAGAGGAATTTCACTAGAAGAACTGAAAGCTATTTATAAAAATTTAATTAAAGATGACAATGGTAAACTAATAGGTATTGGTATTGGATTCAAAAGCACCTCGAGACATATTGATAACACTCAATACTTTGGAGATGGGTGGAAAATGATTTGTAAAATTCCAAAAGGAGCCAATGCATTACCTATAGAGAATTATTCTAATTTGAAAATGGAAGAAGAAATTCTTTTAAATCATGGAGTGAAATTTTATATCGAAAACTTAGATGAAGATATGAAAGAACTTAGTGTCAATATAATAGTGGAGGAATTGCAATGAATAAAGAATATAAGCACTTAAGTATTGAAAAAAGATGGGAGTTAGATGGAAAACTTGATGCGAAATATTATGACAAAATAACTAAAGAAGAAATTAATGATTTTAAAAAGAAAATAGAAGAATCTAAGAAAGATAAAAAATAAGATGATTCGTACTAAATGTACTGAACCCCAAAAGTTGTACTTTGGTTTAGTATATTATTTTAAAGGTTT